GTTTGGGGCGGTGTCCACTTTCAACTTTTTGACTCCCCCCACGATCGAAACATTTCACGCGCCGCGTTGCGTCTTGCGTGAATGACAACTGCGACAGAGCGCTTGCACGTTCGAACGATCCCAGAAGCGGGCCGCGATCCCGCCATGCTTCGTGATGTGATCGACCTCGAGCGTCGCCGTGACCTGGCCGCAGGCGGCGCAGCGATAGGCTTGGTCGCGCAGGATGCGGCCGCGGAGCGCCGACCACCGGCGCGTCCGGTACCAGCGGCGCACCTCGTAGTTGGGCCGTGCCTGCTCGGCCGTGACCTTGTGCTGCGCGCAGCGCCGGCCGTGCGTGATGAGCTGCGCGCAGCCGGGCACGACGCAGGGATGCGGCGCGGCCTCAGGCATCAGCGCTGCCCTTCCGTGCGAGCGCGTCGACCACTTCGACCAGGTCCGTGACGCGGATGGTCAGGACGGCGAGCTGCGCACTGAGGCGCCGCGCCATGGCGAGGGTCACCCCCCCCAGGTACAGGATCGCGAGGAGCGCCCCCCCCAGCAGGACGGCCCCCCCCGTCGTCATGACGCCACCCGCGCCGCGATCCACGCCGTCACCCCACGTCACCCAATCAGCCACAGCGCGAGCACGAAGAGCGCGAGGATCATCAGGACGACGCACCCGCGCCACACGAGCTGCACGTTCAGCCTCACGCTTTCGGATCGGGGGCCGATCGTTCGATCATGCCGAGGATCAGATTCGCGAGCGCGGCCGTCTCGAGCGTTGCCACCACGCCCAGGCGCAATTCGAGATCGGGGTAGTCGATCGACGTGAGCCGGTTCATGTGCGTGACGTCACGCGGGATCTGGGCGCCGTCGGGCACGTAATAGATTTTTCTGACGTACTTCTGGGCCTCGGGATTGCTGGCGAGCCAGTCGTCGAGAGTGGTCTGCACGTCGATGATCGGATCAGGCTTGGTCATGGGGTCTCTGCTCTCCTTCGTTTCGTCCTTGTGCCCGGGCATGTAGTAATCGCCCGAGAGAATGTGCTTGTAGCGCGGGTCTTGCGGTTCCTGCGGTGGCGGGGGCGTCTCACGCATCGCGGCGGCCAGCACGTCGTGGAACTCCGCGCGCACGTCCACGAGTTCGATGTGATGCTCGTCGCACATATCGCCCTCGCCGTGGCGATCATGGTGCGCTCGCTCCATCCACATGTTGTCGCGGACAGTCAGCCATTCGCTGAATTGCTGCATCGCCGCTTGCTGTCGCTCGACTTCACGTTTGGCCTCGTAACCTTCATTCGCTAGTTCTGACACCCACCACGGGCCTTCGTGTTCAGCGTGCCACTTCTCGCGCTCCTGCTGGATCTCCTGCTCCACCACGGGCAGGATGGCGTCGAGAATTGACTCGTCGTAAACATCATCTCGCAGTGCCTGCGCGATCCGCTCTCTCAGGGTGTCAGGCATCAGGGACGCTCCTGTGTGGTCGGCCACGAGTCAGCGACAGACACGGTGCGGCCCGCTGGATGCTCGCAGGTCACGCGGACATCCGTGCGGACGCGCCCAATCAACACAATGCGAAGCCGGTCGAGCCACGAGAAGTGCGTCACCGCGTGAACGACGATCACGTCACCACTACCAGCCCATTCTGGAAATGCCGCTTCAACAAATCGGCTTGGAAACAGTCTCGCCATCACGCGCTGACGGCGTGTCGGTTCAGCGTAGAACGCTTGCTCGCTCATTTTCACTTCTCCTGCGGTGGGTCTTGCCATCGGTGCCATCCCGCTTCAGTGCGCTCATCAGAACCTTCTCACCTTCTCGGCACACTCCGCGCTGGTGCCACGACTCTCGACCGCAGGAGCATGGGCACAACGGCCCGACGATACGCTCGATGAGTGATGCGTAAATCTCGCGCGACACCTTCTCGCGCTCCTCGCAGATCGCCTGCTCCACCACGGGCAGGATGGCGTCTGTGGCTTCATCTACCAGCAACCACTCTCCGTCGCTGCGCTCACGCGACTTGCCACGCAATGTAAGCCAGATCCGCTCTCTCAGGCTCATGGTGTCAGTCATCTCTGCGCGCCCTTCTTCGTTCTTCTCGTCGCCGAGCGGACGCCGGAAGCTGACGCCGCGCGAGGTGATGGTGTTCTTCACAGCGCCGGTTCCGGTTCGCTGAGATCGCGGAGCGTGACGAGCTCGCGGCCGTACGTCGTCGTCTTGTAGACGACCTCGAGCTCGGCGCCGCTGGCCTTGGCGGTGCGCGCCAGTTCCGCCGCGTCGCGCTTGAACGTCCCGTACTTATCGCCATCGCGCGAGATGATCGTGAACTTCGTCCCGCCCGTCTTGGTCATCTGCTGGCGCACATCGCGCACGGTGATCATGGCCCGTTCCTCTGCGGACGGGGCGGACGAGAGCGGCGGGGGTGTGACAGGACTGGTCACGGCGACCTCGCCCATGTCGAGATCGACCGCTTGATCCATCTCGTCGCCGGTGTAGACGCCCGAGAGCTCCTGGGGAAACGCCTTGCGCAGCGCCAGGGCCTCGGCGCACTTCGCGATCATGGTGTCAGCCATCGTGCGCCAGAGGCCCGCGAACTGGCCGCGATCGTTCCTCGCCGCATAGGCCTCCGTGCGCGCGACGCCCCACACGGGCTCGGTGAAGTCCTTCCGCCACACGCCGACCTTGGCCGCGACGGGGGGCTCCGACGCCAGCCACACGTCGGCCCAGTGGCCGTCGGGCCCGCACCAGAACGGCCCGGCCTGGCCGCGATACTCACCCGTGCGCTGCGCGATGAGGCGAAACCCGTCGATCGCCGTCTGGATCGTGAGTCGGCCGCCGCGCTTGATCGCGTAGATCTGTTTCGTGAGCGCGTCGAGGCCCGTGCGCTGGCACTGGTAGAGAAACAGGCGCAGCTCGTCATCGGTGACGCCGACGGCGACCTGGCGCTTGATGAGGTCGATCTGATCGCGCGTGTAGGGCGCGGGCGTCAGCGTCGCGGCGGCAGGTGCTATAGCCAGGTTCGGTGACATCGGCATTTCCTCCTTAACTCCGCTTGATGACATGCCGCTCGTCTGGGAAGCCTAACGGCTGCTGAAATTCTTCGATGAGCTGCTGCGTCTTGTGATGTCGCCGCAAACACAACGGTTCGAGGCTGTCGGGTCGGAGATCGAACCGCAAGACCCGCACTAATTGGTCGACCGGAATCGTGTGTCCCTGGGCGAGACCCTTGGGACCGAAGGTGACCCAGGTCACCCAATCGTCACCAGAGTCGCCAGGCGCGGTCCCGGGCAGCGAGAGCACGAAGTACCCAAAATGCCAGACGCTCTTAAGGTCGCCTTGCAGGCTGCACTGTAAGCGTCGCTTCTGGCATAACAGTTGATGCTCAAAGAATTTTGTTTGCCATTGCGTCGCGTGTGGCATACCGCCATGCGTCTTGACCTCGAGCGCCATCATGAGCTGCACTCGCCGGCCGCCGAGGCCGTCGACGACATCGCGGTACTTATGGAACGTGAAGTCGAGATCGGTGATGGAGAGATGAAACTGCACGGAATCTAACTCGGGATGCTCGCGCAGCCAGCGCCCAAAGGGCGAGTCTTCGCCATAGATCCGTGGTCTCGTCACGGCGCTTCTCCGATCAACGCTAGACGGTTCGCAATCGTCGCGACATGGTCCGCCCGAGTCTCAAAGCCGGTAAACCGGCGGCCTAGTGATTTGGCCGCGGCAAGGACCGTCCCACTCCCAGCGCAGAAATCCACCACGAGGTCACCAGGATTCGTGAACTCTTCAATCAGAAAGGCCGCTTCGCTCTCCCCTTGTTGCCACGCGTGCAGATCCTTTTCGCGGCCACTCCCGGGGATGACATCCGGCAGAATCGCTGACACGTTCCCGCGTGTTTCTTTCACGAACCATAGGACGGGCTTGCAGAACGACCGAACCCCTAGGCGCTGCAGCAGGTGTCCCGGGCCGGTTTGCTGGACCGTAAAGAACCACCAATAGCGCAGGTGGATCGACATGGCAGCAATCACGTCGCCGATGTGCTTTTGGCCGGAGTACGCCAGGAGACTCCCGCCTGGTCGCAAGACATAGTTCGCGGCTTCGGCCGCGGCGGCATAGACGTCGATGGATTCCTCGTCGTACGGCGGGTCGGTTAGGACGAGTTGGACAGACTCCGGGGGGATAACGTCGCGGTACCGGTCGCGGAAGTCTCCGTGGTAAATCCCGCTGGCTTCGATCTCAACCTGCTCGTCGAGTTGCGCACGATTCTCGTCCTCTTGGTCCTTGCGCGTTGAGGCGTGCGCGACCACGTTGTACACCTCGCGAAATCGAGGCCGCGGGTTTTGGTAAGCGTGCTTACCAAACACCTGGCGGGTATAAACGACGTGCACGTGTGAATATGGCCTGTTCTTGTTGCGAATATTGATCCACTGGGCCGCGAGTTGCCGTACGGTGAGGTTCGGGTCGGCCTCAAACTGTGCCACCACCTGGGCCGCCTGTTCCCAGAGCATCGCGTCGGCGTCGTCTTCCGCCTGGACGATGCGCGTCTCGAGCGCATTGATCTCCCGGATGGCGAAATCAAACACCTGTTGCACGATGGCCGGTCGATTCATCCAGTCCTCCTAGTGCCTTTACCGCGGACGGCGAACATCGACGCCGGGATGTCGAGCCCTTGCCAGCGCAGATAGACGAAGAGCGCCACGCGAATCACGTCGGCATCGGTGTCGAGCCGTAGCCGGGCGCGCAGCTCGGCGAGGAGGGCCGCTTCGTCGGCGCGGAACGTCAGCGTCATCAGGCTCTCCTTCTGGCGCGGGATCGGATGCCCGCGTCAATCGCCTTCTGGGTAATGGCGGCGTCGTACGGCAGATGCTGGCGCGCGCAGATCGTTTTGAAGCGTTCGGCGAGCTCGCCGAGATCGGTCGTCGGCGGTCTGACGTCCAGGACGTGAGCGCCGATCGCGGCGTACCGTTTGAACGGAATACGGACCGGACGCGATGCGGCCGGTTGATCTTGATCTTGATCTATATCTGTATCCGTATCCGTATCTGCCGGGCGAGTACAAGTCTCGTCCCGATCTGATCGCGGCTCGATCGGCGGCGCGGGCAATAACGACGCGGGTTCTTTCGCGTGCGGGTGTTGGTTTTTGGCGAACGTTGGCAGCGCGAGGCAGCGCGTGTACACGCCGTGATAACTTTTTACAAACCCGGCGTCCGTCAAGCAACGGATGAGGGGTTCAATCCGCACCCGCTCGTACGGAAAAATCGCCGCCTTGATGCGTTCGGGCCGATATTCGATCCGCCCTTCGCGATCGGCCAGGAGCCAGAGGCCGGCGAAGAGTAATCGCGCGCGCACCGGCAGGCGCGCGAGATGTTCGTTCGTGAAGAAGCCGGGTTTCAGCAGCCGCGTGCGCATCTAGTGGACCTGGTCGAGGAAGAGCGCGACCGTCTCGGCTTCGGTGCGCTGCACGATGGGCACCGCGTGCCCGCAGTCATCGCAGACGTAATGCAGGACGCCGCAGCCGAAACGCGTACGCCGCTCGCGGTGCATCTGCCGATGCCGGCAGCCGAAGAGGCGATGCAGCAGGGCCCGCATCATCGATGCGGCTCTCGCGTTTTCCAGTCGTCGTAGCTGTCCCGCCACAGATCGAGATCGTCGTCGCCGAGGCGCTCGACGCGCCCCGCGCCGAGGAGCTGCAGCCGCCAGTCGGCCGCGCCGCACTCGCAGTCCGGGTACTCGGCGGTGCGCCCGTCGACCATACGCACGCGTCCGCAGTTCTGGCAGCGAATGAGCACGTCGATCGGCATCGCGTTACCGGCGGAAGGTGCCGCTCGCGCTCACGACGAGCGGTGTGATGTTCGTGGCGACGGCTTCGCGGAACAGCCGGCCGTTGACGTAGATCTGCGCCTGCAGACTGGATCCCGTGACGACGAGCGGCACCGCCGAGGCCTCGACGTCGAGGAAGATCGACGCGTCCAGACTTTTGATCGTGGCGATGTACGGGAGCGAGACGGTCGTGAGCACGGATGCGCCGTCGATCGAATCGGTGAACTTGATGAGCACGGGCACGGGCCCGGGATTGCCGAAGACGCGAAACTCGATGACGTCGGCGACGGGCGTGGGCGTCGGTACCGGAGATGGCGCGGCGTAGTTGTACGTCTTCGTGCAGATGCCGGCGGTCGACGCGGTCGCGAGGGCGACGACGAGCGCGAATCGGTGAATCGTCATGGGGTCCTCACATCACGCGCGTCGGGGGCGTCTCGTCGTCCGGGTCGGCGTCAGTACTCTCGCGCAGGCGGAGCGCGAGTTTGTCGAACGCGTGCCGATACTGCGCGACGGTCGTGCGCGCTTGTTCGGTCACGACGTCGAACTCGGCGCGGGCGCGTTCCTGGTCGCGCGTGTGCTCGGCGCGCTCGTCGTTCCAGAGTTCGATCGCCTTGTCCGTGCGGGCGTCGGCGTCCTTGGCCGCGAGCTCGGCCTGCGAGACGCGCGCGTGCGCCTCCTGGCGCGTGCGCACCGCGGCCAGGTAGAAGAGCAGGCCCCAGCCCGCGAGACTCAGAGCGATCGTGATCGCGATGAGGGACGGCATCACGCGCGCCGCCTGGGCGTGACGAGCACGGGCGTCGCCAAGTCTTCAAAAAACTGATCAAGCCACTCCACGCGGAAGACGTACTCGCCGCGACCACCGACGCGGGCGGCCTTCAGGCGCCCGGCGCGGACCTGCCGCGAGAGAAACTTGCTGCACCGTCGGGTGTACTTCTCCGCTTGCGCCATCGTGAGCCACGGCGAGCCGATGGGGAGGGCCGCGCTCATGACGCGACCGCCTCCCGAGCCGGAAACAGATCTTCGATAGGGCAGCCAAAGAACTCCGCGAACCGGCGCGCACGCGCGACCGTGGTGTGCTGATAGTGATTCCGCTCGAGGGCCGACAGCGAACTCTGCGGGAGGTCCATGAGCTGGCAGAGTTCGACTTGGGTGAGTCGGAGCATTTCGCGGGCGGCGCGAATCCGACTGCCCGGGACGCGGCGAAGGGTAGCGAGTTGAGCCGACGTGAGCCGCATAAGGAACACCAGGGCACGCCGCAACAGAAGGCCGGGGGAGCGCGAACGGATGACGGCGTGAGATCCCCGTTTATAAACCCGTCGTGCTAGCACGTCAAGTAAAGAGCAAGAACGGTGTCATTATCACGTTGCGCTATATCGGGTAGTCAGATACTATCTGCAGGCGGAGGCACCATCCCCAATGCCGAAGTCTCTCGGTCAGAACCTGAAGACGGCCCGCCGCGCGGCGCCGCGCGGCGGGCTTCACCACGCAAGCCGCGTTCGCCCTCGCAACGGGCTACAGTCAAGCGCAAATCTCCGGCTGGGAAAAGGCGCGCCGGAATCCGGATCTGCCGACCGTCATGCACTTAGCGAAGACGCTTCACGTCTCGGTGGACGCGCTCCTCGTGGGCGTCGACAAGCAGTACGACCTCTGGCGCGATCCCCGCACCGACCTCATCGCGGATCACGCCGCGCTCGCCATGCGGGCGGCCGAGTTACACGAGACGGTTGTCCAGATGCAGCGCGAGTTGGCGGAGATGACCGCCGCGCTCGAGGCGCGGATCGCGCAGTTGGACCAGGACCTGCGGCGTCGGCAGGTGCGCCTCATCGCCCAAAAAACGGGGGGGGGGGGGGGGGTGAACGGATGACGAAACGATCAGCCCGATCGAAGACCCCAGAGCTCCCAGGAGATCCCGATGCCCCTCGCGAGTAAGACCGGCCACGTCAAGAAACGCTGCGAGTGCGTGCGCTGGAAAGAGTGCACGCACCCGTGGTACGTCGACTACTTCACGAAGGCGCGCGGACGCTATCGCCCGAATCTCGATGCCTTGATCGGCCGGCATTGCGTCGATATCGCGGACGCGAAGACGGAAGCGCGGCGGGCCATTGCCGCGTGGGAACAGGGCCGCGATCCCCGCGAGCTCCTGGTGGGCGAGCGGCCGACGCTCGCGGCGCTCCTCGACGCGTACGCGACGCGCACGGGCGCGTCGGCGACCGACGCCGCGAAGGCGGGACCCATCACGCGCGCCATGGTCGGCGGGCGACCCTTCGGCGAGCTGCGCGCCGAGGCCGTGACGCCGGCGCTCCTCGACGCGTTCCGGCGCGTCCGGCCGCGCATCGGCGCGAGTCGCGATCTCGCGCTGCTGCGCGCGGCGTATAACTGGGCGGTCCTGGGCGACCTGGTCCCCGCCACGCCGTTCAAGGTCGGCGGCGTCTCGGCCGTGCAGGTGAAGCCGCGCGAGGAGGGCCGCACGCGGCGCCTGCAGCCGGGCGAAGAAGCGCGGCTCCTCGCGGCGTGCGATCCCGGCCTCACGAAGAACGGCCATCGCCCCTGGCCCGGCAACCGGCAACTCCGCGACGTGGTCGTCGCTGCGCTCGAAACGGCGTGCCGGATCGGCGAGTTGCTGTCGCTGCAATGGTCGCAAGTCCGTGAGGATCTGTTTCTGCCGGCGGGGAAGACGAAGGCGAAAAAGCCGCGGCGCGTCCCGATCTCGATGACCCTGCGCGCCGTGCTCGAGTCGCGCCAACTCGACCCGGCGGGGGAGCGGTTCGGCCCCGACGCGTTCGTCTTCGGCGACGAGATTGGCCGGCGGCGGGCGTCTGTCGATAAGGCCTGGCTCCTGGCGTGCGGGCGCGCGGGGATCATGGACCTGCACATCCACGACCTGCGGCGTGAGGCCGGGTCGCGCTGGATGGACGCGGGCGTGCCGCTCGCGACGATTCAGCGCTGGCTCGGGCACTACAACATCGCGCAGACGTCGACGTATCTGGCGGCGACCGGCGGCGGCGATGCCGACGCGATGCGTCTGTATGAAGCGCGGATCGGGCGCGTGGACGGAAAAGCCATTGTCACTGGAAACGAGACGCCAGTGACAATCAGTGACAATAGCTCGCCTGAGACCCGCCCAAATCGACCCTCATCGGACCAACCGAGTCGCGAAAAGACCAGCAAATCCGCGAACGTCGCCGAGCGTCGGACAGTGCATTAGGACTGGGGGTCAAGGGGCCGCGGGTTCAAATCCCGCCATCCCGACCACTTTTCGCACAGCCAGTGACAATCCAGTGACAATAACTCGGCCTACCGGTGCGGCAGCACGTTCGGCAACACCACGAACTGCGAGAGCAGCCAGAGCACCAGCACGATCAGGGCGAGGACCTGAATGGTCCGCGCCCACTCGGCCGGCATGGGCACTTTGGTCGTGATGATCCACACCAGGAACCCGATGAGCGCGACGACGAGGACGAGCAGGATGAGATCCATCGCAGTCTCCTTCTAGGCGATCTCGTACGTGCCTTGCAGAAAGATGTAACTCGGGACGCGCGAGGCCCAGGCGATCGGCACGGTCGCACTGGCGAAGGCGGCCGTCGCGCCGACGGACACCGAGGCGAGCACCGCATCGGCGAACGGGCCGCCGACGACGAACGCGCCACTGCCCAGCGTGCCGACGTACGAGACGCCGCTGCCGCCGTCATAGATCCAGACCGTGCCGGTCGCATGGCCGACGACCGGGAGGGGCAGCGTGAACCCCCAGATGCCCGTCCCGTACGTCGTCGTGGATCCGCACCCGATGATGATCTGAACGTGGACGGCCTTGCCGATGACGGTGTACTTCGCTTGTAAGAACCCGTTGCCGATGGCGGGGTTCGCCGTCTGCCCGAGCCAGGTGCTCGTGTACGCCGTCCACTCGCCCAGCGGGACCGTGCGCCCGCGTTCCTTGAGGCCACTCGGGAACAGCACCTCATCCGAGCCGCCGGTCTCGTGCGTCGCGTGATGCGGCGTGAGCGTGCCACTCGTCCCGCCGCCGCCCGTGACTGAGCCGGACGACCCGCTGCCGAGGCCCGCGATCTTGCGCCAGTCGTCGAGGTACGAGCCCTGATAGAGCGCCGACTCGACGGCCTCGACGCCGTAGCGCCAGAGGCGCCCATCGACCCGGTCAAAGGCAATCGAGAGCGAGACGCTCGTCACGAGGAACGTGCCGTGGACGCCGCGGAGCGTCGGCAGATCGACCGTGAGCGCCTGGCCCGGGTCGAGCCCGTCGACGTCGGTCGTCATCGACAGTTCCCGCGGCGCGGCTTGAAACGAGGCGAGCAGCCCGTTGGCGATCTCGAAGGCGACGGGCTCACTGCGCACATCGGGCCGCGTTTCGGCGTACTCGACGACGGGCGTCGCGCCGGTCGAGACGCGCACGGTGAACGGAAAGGCGGCCGTGTACCAGATCAGGAAGTATTCGCCGACGGCCCGCAGGGCTTGATCGGCGCGCTGGACGACTTCATTCGTCGCCAGGTCGACGGTCCACGGAATATCCTCTTCGCCGAAGATGCCGACGTTGTAGCCGCCCGGGTCGTTCCCCGTCGCATCGGATCCCGTGATGAGCCCGCCGATAATCTGCGAGAACGGCGCGTACAGTTTCCAGCGGCGCCGCACGCCGTCGCCGTAGTGTTTTTCCTCGTCGACCTCGGAGAGCCCATCGGGGCCGACGCGCAGCGAGACCGCGTTATAGGGCGTTTGATCGCTATCGCGCCAGGTCACGTCGCGGCAGTGTGTCGCCGCCTCGGTCACCGAGAACGGCGCACTCGCCGTCATCGGCTGAAACATGCGCAGCGCCTTCGTCGGGCTGATGCGCACGACATACCCGGTCCGGTCGGACAGCTCCCGCAGGGCATCGGCGGCGCGCTTATCGACCCAGGCGAACGGCGCGAGCGTCGGCCCGACGACTTGCGCCGGGTCCAGCGTGATCCCGTACTGGCTGAGATGCGTCGCGATGAGATCGGCGAGCACGGTCTTGAGACTCACGGCGACGGCATACGAGGCCGACGTATAGACCCAGTCGGCGTACGTGAACCAGTCGCCACACTCGAGCTCGGCCGTGAAGGTCGCGTTGGCTTGCGTGCGGCCCACGTACTGGCGCTGGAGAATGAGGCCGCCAAAGATCGGCGTGACGCCGTCGGCGGCGTAGGCCATCAGTTCGGCGTAGCGCGTGGGCAGTTGTTCCGCGATCGTGACGCGCGCACGGGCGCGGTCGTTGAGCGCGAGCGTCATCGAGAACGCCTTGACGACGGCGGTCTTGTCGACGCCGCCGATCGTCAGTTTCCAGTGGCCCGGGCCTGACGAGACGACGAGGGTGACGGTCGACCCGGGCGCGACGCTGGCGCCAGAGGCGGGCGTCGTCGAGATGACGAGCCCCACGGCGACGGTCGCGTGGGGGGCCGTCGTGACGGTCGTCACGAGCCCGGCGGCGGTGAGCGCGGTCGTCGCCGCCGCTTGCGTGAGCCCGACGACGTTCGGCACCGTCACGAGCGCGGGCGCGGTCGCCGCGAAGGCCGCGAGCGCCGCCGCCCAGGCGGCCCCCGTGCTCGCGGTCCAGGCGCACGTCTGGGTCGTGCCCGTAACGCCCGTCCGGATGCGACTATCCGCCTCGCCGGCAATCGACGCCGAGTGATCGAGGTTCTCGAACGCCTGCGCCCATGCGGGCGTCACGCTCTCGACCGTGATCGCCGTCTGGTTCGTGCTGATCGTACAGACGCCGACGACGAGGGCCTCGTCGGCCGTGAGCGCGGCGGTCGTGCCGGCCGCGAGCGCCGTGCCGATCCCGATCTGCGTCACCGTGCGATTGACCGCGAGCCCGGTGCCGATCCCGCTGATTTCGATGCCGCACGTCTCGAAGTAGCTGGACGAGGTTTGTGTGACGGTGACCGTGAACGGCCCGCCCGCCGTGACGATCTTCGAACAGACGAAGATCGCCCCGCCGATCTGCCCGTTCTTTTCGAGGACCGCGAGCGTGTAACTGTTGCCGCGATTGTCCGCACACGAGAGCGTCGCGGTGGAGATCGTGCCCGAGGCTTGATAGAGGACGAGCGGGATGACGAGCGCGTTGCCCACGGCCGGCGGGGTCGTGAACGTGATCGCGACGGTCGCGGTGGCCGTGCCCCGCACGCGCGGCGTCGTTTGTACGCGCGCGAGCGCCATCGGTCAGATCCCCGCGACGCGCAGCGCGTTGGGAATGTAGCGGACCTGGTTGCGCGCGACCTCGCGCCCGTCGAGCTCGGAGACGACCGTGATGTAGATGGGCGCCAGCGCCCCGCCCGCGCCGAGCGGGACGACGGCTTCTGGTCCCGCCTCGCCGATCAGGGCGAACGTCGGCCGCGTGACGATCCCGCCGCGCGCCATGGCCGGCACAGTCGGCGTGCGCCCGCCGCCGGGGATGTTGAAGTCGGGCGGGTTCTCGGCGTCGAAGACGTACGGCACATGGATCGGATTGATCCGCACGTTGTTGAACGCGTTTTCGACGTCGGTCGCGGTCCGCTCGGCAGCGCCCGCGACGCTGTTCGGGTGCGCCACCCCGCCCCCGCCGAGCTTGTCGATTAACTCATCGAGCTTCTGGATCAATTTGTCGAAGTCGGCCTCGATGTCGGCCGCGAAGTGGAGCGACGACAGGTCGGTGAGCTTGTTGCCGGCGTCGTCCGTCAGGGTCCCGGCCTTGACCATCGCGTCGAGCATCGGCTTCATGTTCGCCGGGATGTCGACGCCAAACTTGATCGAGTCGTGCACGAGATCGTTGACCTTGCCCGACATGCCTTTGATCACGGCATCCACGTTGGCGCCGTGCGTGACGAGCAGATCCCAATCGGCCAGCAGGTCTTTCGACATGCTGTCGAGGCGCGACTGCTGAAACGCCGGCCCGAGATCGCCGAGCGCGATGCCGTACTTCTCCGCCGCCGTCTTCATGTCTTCCCACGGGGCGGGGTCGGCCAGGCCGAGCAGTTTGCGTTTCACGTCGTCGGCGAGCTCGCCCGAGCGGATCAGTTGCTCGAGGAACGGGCGGAAGGATGCCGGGAGTTGCTGCCGCGTGTCGAGCGCCGTGCGGACGAGGTCGTTCAGATCATCGCGCATCCCATGGATGACACTCGAGGACTTATAACCAGCAGAGGTCAGCGCATTGAAGGTATGCAGGAATTGATCTTCCAGGATTTTTAAGGCCTGAACCGGCCCCTGCTCGAGGTCTTTGAACGTCAGGCCGTATTTCTGGATGGCGGCGTTGAGTTCCTCTTGCGCCTTCCGCGCGTTCTCCTGCTCCGTCTGGAGATTCTTCAGTTGCTGTCGCAGGTCTTCGATCCGCTTTTTAAAATACGGGTTTTCGTTCGGGTCGGTGACGATGGGCCCGATCGGCTCTCCACCCAGGTCCGCGATTTGCTGTTGCAGATTGGCGATGGTCGACTGCGCCGCGTTGATCTGGGCCCGATAGTGCATCCACTGGCCGATCATGTAGTCGATTCCGATCGTCATCGCGGTCGTGGCGATCGCCGTCGTCGTCTGCATCTTGACCGTCTCGCGATCGGCGTCCGTAATCGCGTTCTGGTACCGAATCATGCCGTCGACCGCAATCTCCGATAATTGCATCGCGGCTTTCCAGGCCGCCCCGCCGTGCTGCCCGAGCGCGCCGAACGCCGTATCGACGATCGAGAACTCCGTCGCCATCGCGTCCGCGGCGGCCGCCGCCGACGCTCGCATCGGATCTTCGATGTTCTGCTTCCCCCACGCTTTGAACTGCGGCGCCAGGTTCGGCAAGTTCTCGAACAGGTTCCCGATCTGGGTCTTGAAGTCCGGCAGCTTGAAGTTGAAGAACTGCACGTTCATGAAGTTCTTCAGCTGCTGCGTGTAATTCGGCAGATCGGTCAGGATGCTTTTGATGCCGACCTCCACCTTGACGCCCGCCCCAGCCCAGTCGAGATGGCGGAGGTAGATGTCCCGCAGGAGCGGCGGCAGGGCGGCCCCTTCGCGCGCGAGCGCGCGCACGGCGTCGACGGTGGCTTGTGTGTTGAGCGCCGCGCGGCCGTACACGAGCCCGGACAGCGCCACGGCTTCGTTGAGGTCTTTGGTTTTCTGCGTCAGGCCGACGCCGGAGAGCGAGGCGGCGAGATCGTTGATTTTTTTTAGGTGCTCGGCGGCGGCGTCCGTGGCCTTTTTCTCGGCATCCGTGGTTTTTTTCTGCGCGTCGGTGTAGAGCTTGACGACATCGGCCGCGACGCCGGTCTTCGTGGCCGTTTCGTCGGTGCTCTTGCCGAGCGCGATGGACGCGTCGATGTTCTTGCGCTGCTCCGCCGTGAGGTCCTTCATCGCCGCGGTCGCGATCCGCAGGTCGTCGGCCGCTGTTTTCGGCCCGCCGAGTCCCATCCCCAGCCCGCCGAGATAGCCCGATAGGTCGTTTTTGTCCGTCCCAAGCGCCGTTTTGATCGCGGCGGCCGAGTCCTTCGCGTGCTTCGCGTTGTCCTCGATGGACTGAAACGCCTTCCGGTTGAGTTCGTCGAGGTACGAGTACGACGTCTCGACGATCAGCTCGAGCCCGCCGATCACTTCGCCGCCGGCGTTGAGCGCTTGTTTTTTGAGCTTCGCCAGCCGATCCCCGATCCGATCCGCGGCCTGCACGAAGCGGTCAGCCATGATCGGCGCGGTGTCGGCGACGTCCTGCAGGCCCTGGCGAATCGCGGGTAGGAGCTCGGCGCCGGTCTTGCCGAAGAGCTTCGTCGCGGCTTCCGCTTGCTGCATGGGATCGGGGATTTTCGCGATGGCGCCCGCAATGGCCAAAAAGGCATCTTCCGGCTTCATCGCCCGGATGTCGCCGAACTTCAACCCCATCTGCTCGAGCGCCGCGACGGTGCTCTTATCCCCGCCCGCGAGCGTGACATTCATTTTCCCGATGGCCGTGCCGATGGTGTCCATGCTCGCGCCGGTCTGCTCGGCGGCGAATCCGAACTTCTGCACGGCCGTCGTCGAAATGCCGAGCTTGGCGGACATATCCGCGATGTGCCCAGCGTCGTCGATGATCGCTTTGCCGAGACCGATGACCTCCTTGAGGCCGAACCCGATGCCGAAGGACGCCGCGAGCCCTTTCACTGAGCCCGCCCAGTCGGTCGTGGCGGTGGTGGCGGCCGTCGTGGCCGTGGTGGTCGCCTTGGTCTTGTCGGCAATCTCCTGGAGACTTTTCGGGACGTCCATCCCGAGCGCCTTCATCTTGCTCACGGCTTCATTGGCCGTCGCGCCCAGGCGCGCGAGTTCTTTTTCGGTGAGCTTGGACGCGCCGCCGATGTCCTCGACGGCTTTCACCATCAAGAGGGCGTCCTGGATGAGCTTCACGCCCGAGAAGGAATTGCCGAGCGCCGTCAGCCGGCCGCTGACTTTATCCGCGCCCGCGCCAAAATCCTTCAGCTTGACGTCGGCCTTGTCGACCGCGTCGTAGAAGCTGGCGAAGTTGGCGGTGAAGGTCGCGGATAAGGCCATTCAGTTACTTCTGACTCTTCGCGGCTTCTTCGTTGAGCGCCTCGATGAGCTCGGCATAGACGTCGCCCGGTAGATCGAGCAGCTCGTCATAGGTCCAGCCCATCACGCGACAGATGTAGAGGTCGGAGCGGATGCGCTCTTTCCAGCCCGGTCTTTTTTTTCGTGTGCCCGCTCGGCGATCATCGCGCCGTCGTGCGCCTGGATCGCGTCGACGATCTCGCGCAGACTCTCCGGCGTCTGACCAGCCAGGGCCGCGGCGACAAAGTCGTACGCCTGATCGCGGATGCGGATCGGCTGGTCGTCGGCATCGGTGATCGACCAGTCGAGCAGATACGCGACCGCCGTTGCGATCCCGACCTGTTTGGGGTCGAGCTCGGGCCGTTCCCCCGATCTGAACGTGCCGGCCTTGATGATCTTCGCCAGGGCGTCCCGCTCCTCGCCGGCCGTCAAATGCTTCCGCACGAGCAGCCAGTCCCCGTCGGACAGGTCCAGCCGCATCTCTTCCTGTTTGCGATACCGCGATCCCATTTACCGCTCCTGATGTTTGGGCAACCGGCCCGAGAGTTGCCCCTGAGATACCGTCACGTCGACGAGGGCCCGCCGCGTCGGCGCGCCCTCCGGCCAGTGGATCTCTAAGATCAGCGGACGTTGCGTGATCCGGAACCCGTCGACGTGCTCGACCTTGGCCGTGAACCAGTCGCCCTCGACGCGCCAGGCGCCGAGCGTCGCCGCCTGCTGATAGCCCAAGCGGACGATCGCCCGGACGCCTTCGATGACGATCCGTTGTCGGCCGACGACCGCCACGGGCGGTTACGCGACGCCCGCGACCCAGGCCGTCCCGTTCCAGTGCGCGGTCGAACCGTCGCCGAGGAGCACGTACTGGCCGACCGTCCAGGCCGTCGCCGGGGCCGCCGTGACGCCGGTGAGGCCCGCGAGATTGGCGGGGGCCATCGCGCCCGGGGGCGTGAAGGTGCCGGGGCTCGTGACGCCGGTCGCGCCGGTCGCGGCGACCATGGAACTGCGCGTCCAGGCGCCGTTCGCGACGAACGTCGCGTCGATCGTGACGGCACTCGTGACGCCGCCCTTGATCGAGGCGTCCATCCACGCTGGGCCTTCCCAGCCCTGCGCGCTCGTGCCGCTGGGATAGATCGCGAGATAGCAGCCGGTCGGCGAGTCGGCGCCGTCGAAGATCGTATCGGTCAGCCGATCCCAGAACGCGGTGAAGCTGCCGGACAGATCCTTCAGGCCGACGACGTAGCGCTTGTTGGCGTCCCCGAGCGAGGTCGTCTCGACCTTGTCGGTCGCCATGTTGAGCGTGTAGTCGCTGATGTTGCCGATCGCGACGTACGCGCCGCCGCTCGTGAGCTTCATCGCGACGATGCCTTCTTTGCCGTGCGTGCCGGGATTGTTCACAGGTGCTGCAGGTGCTGCCATTGGAGTCTCCTAATTCGACGTGAACACGATCAGCCGGCCGCGCCGCTGACGTGCAGACCAGAACGTTCGACGAGATCGATCAAGGCGGCGAGCATGATCCGCCGCCGGTGGATCGCGATCGGAATGAAGATGCGGCCGGACGGCATCGTGCCGGTGTTTTTCCCGCGCGCCCAGTGGCGCGGGCCCGTGCCCGATTCGAAGATGTACGCGTGCTTGGCGGTGTTCCGGACGCGCGCGGTCGCGCTCACCGCATCGCCGAAGAGCTCGACGCGCACACCGTTGCGCAGGTTGCCGGTGTGGACCGGATACGCGCCCCGGATCTCGTTCGCCGCGGCTTCGGCCTGGGCGTGGACGATCACGCCGGCCTCGCGCACGAGCTCGAGCGGGAGCGCCTTGAGCGCTTCGCGGAGTTCCGTCAGGCCGACCAGGTTCAATCGGGCTTCAGCCATAGATCACGCGAAGGGATACGTGAGCCCGTTGCCCGCGTTGTAGAGTTGCGTCCGTTCGGCGGGTGTCAACACGCGCCGCCAGAGTCCGACCTCGTCGATGAGCCCGTTAAAGTACTGCTCGAACCCGGGATACTGCCGAGCCCCGATCCGCACGGGCACCGCCGACGCATTCGGAAACACGCCGCCCGTAGGCGCGGAGGACATGGGGCCGTTATTGACCTGCAGGCTTATCGTGTTCGCGGTGGCATCGTGCCACGCGACGAGGAAGTACCACGTTCCGACTAACATGCCCGGCGCGTCGAGCACGTCAGCCCGCGGGTTGTCGGCATTGAACCAAAACCGAGCGCCGGAGTTGACATAGATCCCGTAGGAGCGGCCCGAGACATCATCCTTCGTGACGACCATCCCGCCCGAGGGATTGATCGTGGCCTGGTTGATCCAAAGGGCGTACGTGAAATCTTCGTCCCCCAGCGGCGCGGTCGCATCGGCATATGTCAACGACTGCGCGCTCGCGGCGACAAACGCCGCCCCGTTCGCGATCTTGCCCGCGGCCGACCCGACGCCGTTGTGATCGGTGAGGGGGTTCGGGCCGTGCGCATCGGCGCGCGTGCCGCTCGCTTCGTCGAGCTTCCAGTAACTCACGAGATTCGTCAGGAGCGGGCTCGGGACTTCGACGACGACCGTCGCGGGGGCCGAGGTCACCGAGCCAAAGGCGTTCGAGACGCGCACGGCATAGATGGCCGTCGTGGTGAGCGGCCCAGTCATGTAGCTCGCGCTCGTCGCGCCGGCAATGTCGACGCCGGCCAGCGTCCACTGATAGGCCAAGGGCGGCGTGCCGGCGGCGACGACCGTGAGCGTGACGCTCGCGCCTAACGCGATGGTGCTCCCGACCGGCTGGGTCGTGATGGTCGGCGCGACGCCCACGGGCGGCGGCGGCACGGGCGTCGTGCCACGGCCGACGACTTCGACGCACATGAGCTGCAATTCGGTGTGCCGCTCGTCGACGTCGGTGACGCTTTGCACTTGGAACGTGCGGCCCTCGAACGTGATCTGCGTCTCGAGCGTGATCCCCGGGTGGAAGCGGCCGCGCACGTAGAACGCCGAGAGCCCGTCGATGACCTGGCTCGCCGCCGACTGTAGCGAGCAATACCAGTCGGCCGGATCGAGCACGACGGCCGGATGCTCGAGCAGCACGCGATGCCGATATGCCCCGATGCCCATGATCTAGGCCAGCGCCGGATCGCGATACATCGCGAGCAGGTTCCGAAGTTCCTTCCAGATCACGGCCTCGTCGCTATGCTGATTGGCGGCCAGGTCGTCGCCGCGATGTTCGTAGTAGTGGACCGTCAGGAGCAGGATCGCGTGCTTGACCGCGACGGGCGCCGTCAGTGGCGTCCAGGTCGCATCGCCCGCGGGCCCGAGGTACGCGAGCACGGCTTCTTGCGCCGTCGCGAGCTTCTCCGCGATGTCCGTATCGTGCGCCGCGTCCGTGATGCGCAGCTGGATCGCTTTGACTTCCGCCACCGTCCAGAGCGGGGCGCCGAGTGTGACGCGCGAGAAGGTCAACGTCATGGCGTCTCGACGGACGGGGTCGGTGTGGCGACCGGCGGCGCCGGCCCGCTGAAATCGCGCTGCGCGAGCGCCTCGAGCGAGTAGTACTGCTGCTGCAGGTACGGCGTGTCCCCGCCGGGCACAGGCCCGAGGCCGAAGTACTTGAGCCGCGCCTCGTTCGGCGACATCGCGCCCGCGGCGATCGCATCGTGCGCGGCCTTCGTCTTCGTCGCCGTGTCCATCCAGATCAGATCGTCGAGATCGAACTCGGTGCCATACGGCGCCGGGAGCTCGAGCCCGCCATCGAGCGCGGCCTCGATCGCGGTGAGATGCGTCTGCAGACACTGCGAGTGGTACTGCAGCGTCGACGCTTCGTTGTTCGCGTAGGGCGGCTGCTGCGACGAATCGACCATCGAGATCGGCACGCCGAAACAGCCCGCGATGACTTTCGCCGTCCAGCTCACCTGGTCGATCCATTGCGACTCTTCGGCCGACGAGCTCACCGACTCGTACTTCATGCCATTGCCGACGATGGCGGTCTTGCCCGAGCCGAGGTTGTGCCACGTGTCACTGAGCCGCTTGGCCGTTTCCGCATCGATCTCGGTCGGCGCGATGAGCATCCCGCTCGGCCGGCCGCCGCTCGAGAAGAACGTCGTCGAGGCCGCCTGCATCGCGAGGCCCTGACGCGCCGCGCCGCCGCACGCGTAGAGCGGCGAAAGCCCCACGAGCGGATGAAAGGCGCAGTTCCACCGGTCGTGGATGATCTCTTTCGCGGGTACGACCAGGGCACCGCCGCTCGTGGGGATACCGGCCAGATCGCTCGTCTGGAGCTCGTAGTAGACCGCGCCATCGGGCGCGACGAGCACTTTCACGCGGCACGGGTCGAGGACGTACAGCGACGTCACGACGCCGCGCTGATCGCGATCCTTCAGGACGTAGGTATTGCCCCAGAGCAGTTTCGAAAACATCCAGCTTTCGAAGAACTGCGCCGGCGTCTGGTAGCGATTCGGTGTCCGCAGGACGGGCGAGAACGCCGGGCTCGTCGTCTCGTGCCAGATCCCGTTGGCATCGACCTCGACGAGCCGGCACGGCAGCTTCCCGATGTCGGACGCGATGAGCGAGACGCACCGGAACACGACCGGGTTCGCGAGCGCCGTCTCGAGGCGCAGCTCGTCGTTGTTCTGCCAGGCGCCCGTGTAGGGCTCGCGCACGATCGGCATCCACGCGCCCGATCCGGGCGCCTGAGCCGTCGGCGCGAAGGCCGCGCGGAGCGACGAGCGGATCGACGCGAGGACGCCCACGGGGCCGTTAGCCCTTGTGTTTCGCCGCGGCGGCGTCGGCCTGCGCGCCCGTCGGCGCCGGCCAGGCGGTCGCCGTCAGGTACTTGACCGCGTTCGCGTTGGCCTTCGCCCAGTTGATGAACCGCTCGGCGCGCAGGCCGATCGTGTTCGTCTGCCAGAGCGAGACGTACACCGTCGTCGCGTCGGCCGGCGAGGCCGGCGCCGAGTCCATCTGCAGTGACGCCTGCTCGGACGCATCGATCGAGACGCCGCCATCGTCCGCGTACAGCACGAGGGACGGCTGGAGCGCGATGACGTTCCCGCCGGCCGCCTGGCTCGTGATGAACGTGAGGCCCTTGTAATTGCCGCCGTTGATCGTGACGCCCGGGAACTCCGGCGAGCCGTCGAGGTTCGTGCGGAACGTGAGCGACAGCGCGTTCGCGGCCGACATGATGAACGTGACGCCGGCGACCGCGATGTTGTTCGTCGCGAAGTGATTGATCAATCCGATGATGTCCGCGAGCGGGTTCGCCGTCGCCGCCGCCGTGGGCGCGCCGTTCGTGATCGACGCCGGGTTCACGCCGGCGACCGCCGCGACGGCCGGATCGATGAACTGCGAATCGAGGAACTGCGCGATCCCCGCGATCATGTCGGCGCGGACCAGCGCTTCCGCGCTCGGGTTCGAGAGCATGACGAGCTCTTTGGTCAGCACGATGATCCCGGCCGCCTTCGAGATGCCGAGCGAGGTCGACGAGAAGGCGAGCTTCGTCACGGGCTTGGGCTTCGCTTCTCCGACCCAGCCGTACGTGCCGCCCGCGGTCTGCGTGGGCACCTTCGTGTTGAAGGGCACCTGGCGCAGGCCGGGGATCTTGCCGAGGATGGTCGCCGGCCGCAGGAGCTCGATGAACTCGTTCGAGACGTTCTGATTCACGAGCGGCGATGCCCAGGTCGCGTCGGTCGTCGTGCCGGCCGCCACGGCGGCCTTGAGATAGAGCGCCACCTCGGGCGTCGAATCGTTCCAGCGCTTCTCGGCGTACTCGGCCGCGTCGCGCACATTGCCCTTGCACACGAGCTGCGCGCAGGCGGCGCGCACGAACGCGGTGCCGAGCGGCACGTTGGCCTTGACCGAGATCACCGGGTACGTCGGGCGGAGCGCCGGGGCCGGCGGCACCGGGACGGCGGCCGTGATCTGCAGCTTCTCGTGTTCGCGCCAGCGGCCCAGATCCGCGTCGATGCTCTTGACCTGCAGCGCCAGGCCGTCGTGCTCCTCGGCCTGCGGGGCTTCGAGCGTCTTGCCGTCGCCGGCGGCGCTTTCCATGATCTCGGTCATCGTCGCGGCGAGCGCCGCCCGCTTGTTCTCGAGGTTCTGGATGTGTTCCGAGATCGTTGGTTTCATACCGGTCTCCACGCGGCGCGCGGCCGCAAGCGATTTGACAGTGAGGATCGTCGCGTTCGCGTTCGCGGGAATCGTGACGAGCGAGACTTCGCAGATTTCGGTCTTCGTGAGTCGCCGGGCGCCCGACGTCATCCGCTCGATGCCGCCCGCCAGAATGCGCGTGCCAATCGAGACGCCGGTGATGATGCCGGCCTTGACCGATTGCCACGCCTCGTCGACGCGCGCCTTGAGCGGCCCGGGGTCGTCGACGTGTGGAATCGTCGCCTCAAAGACAATGCCCTGCGGCGTCGTCTTCAGCGTGACGCGGCCAATCGGTTGTTTCGGATCGTGATGAAAGAGCAGCGGCAGCGGATTCTTGAACGTCACGCCGGCCGGGTCGACCATGTCGCCGACGCGATCCAGCTCTGGCGTCGACGCGATGCCGGAGAACGTCCGGCTCGACTGGTCGAGGGCTTTGATTTCGAGCAGCGCGTAGGCGCGGTCCACGGGACGCGATGGTTGCGCGCGAGGACTAACGTGTCAATTTTTGGACACAGGCCCGCGCGATCGCCTGCCGGAGCCAGTCGGCATGGGTGAGCCGCGCGTCGGCGGCCTGCTTCTGCGTCAGGTCGAATTGTTTCGCCGACACGCGGACATGGATGCTGACGGAGCGATCGTCCGCGGAGACCGTCGGCCGCCCGCGGGGCTTCATCCGACCACCAGCATCTGGTAGCTCGGCGTCACCGTCTGCGCCTGGCGCGTCATCAGGTCGACGGCCATGATGAGCGCCACGACGCCGTCGATCCGCTCGGTGGATTTCGTCTTCGACGGTTTCAGGTTCCCGGCCGGATCGCTCTCGACGGCGACGTTGCTCACGTTCCAGCGCAAGACCGGATCGCCGTGCTGCCGCAGCCGGCGCGACAGCACCGCCTGCTCGAGCGCCTTGGTCGGCGCCGAGAGGGAGGCGAACCCCTGACGCATCGAGACACAGACGAGCCCGTCCTGCTGCTGGAGCCGCGTGACCAGATCCGTCGCGTTCCACGGATCGAACGCGATCATCTGCAGCGAGAACTCCGCCGCCCAGAGCTGCAGCACGCGCCGGATCGCGTCGTAGTCGACGACGGCGCCCGGCGTCGCGGTCAAGACGCCCTGGCGCGCCCATTCGTCGTACGGGACGTGGTCGCGGCGGCTCCGCTCGCGGATGCGCTCCTCGGGGACGAAGAACTGCGCCAGGACGTCAAAGCCGGTCTCGTCGGGAAAGACGGCGACGAGCGCCGTGAGGTCGGTCGTCGTCGACAGATCCATCCCGACGTAACAGCGCCGGCCGGCCAGAGAGGCCCGCGGCGTGAGGCACGCGTCCCACGCCGGCATCGAGATCCAGCGCGAGGCCTGCTCCGTCCACTGATTGAGATACAGCCGGCGGAAGTTGTTCTCCTGCGCGGGGATCTCTTTCGCGCGCGCGCAGTGGATCTGCATGTCCTCGAGCGAGCGGAAATCGCCAAGCGCCGGGTTCGCTTTCTGCCACACGCGCCGCTTTGTCCAGTCGGCGCCGTCGGGCGCCTCGTAGATGATCGGCAGGAATGACGGATCGATGTCCGGCTTCTGCGCGACCTTCTTCGCGTGCTCGTAGAGCTCCCAGAGGATCGAATGGCGATCGTAGCCGGCCGTCGAGATCACGAGGAACAGCGGTTGCTTGCGTCCGCCCATCGACGTCGAGAGCACGTCATACAGCCGACGATCGGGCGCGGCGTGCAGCTCGTCGTAGATCACCATCGACGCGTTAAAGCCGTGCTTACTGTACGCCTCGGCCGAGATGGCCCGGTACGAACTACCCGAGGCCTGGTGAATAATTTTCTTTTGCGACTCCAGCACGTAGCAGCCCTGATAAAGCGCCGCGTCGTTCCGCAACATCTGCGACGCCACGCCAAAGACCAGCCCGGCCTGGTCGCGGTCGGCCGCCGCCGAATAGACTTCGGCGCCCGTTTCCCCATCGGCGAGCAGGCCATAGAGCGCAATCGCGGCGGCGAGCTCCGTCTTGCCGTTCTTGCGCGGCAGCATGAGCAGCACCGTGCGGTACTGGCGCAGCCCGTCCGGCCGCTTCTTGAAAATCTGCTTCACGATCTTGCGCTGCCACGGCCGCAGATGGAACGTCTGCCCGCCAAATGAGCCTTTGGTATGCGTGAGGCTGTTGATAAACGCGATCGGCTCACGAGAGGGCGCCGCGGGCCGGGTCACGGCCACGTCGCGCGTCGGTGCGTTCCGGTTCCAGATGCCGATCCGCCGGGGTTTCTTCGGCGTCTCTAGGGCGTCTGCCATAGGTCACATAGGCTCAAGCTGCACGTAGG